CTAAACACGTATTTATTTAAACCGTAAGCATCAATTATAGCCATTTTATCTTCGTTCAACTCCTCGAATAAAAGTAAATCCTTAGTAGGGTAGGACATAGGTGTCCATTGTATGTCCGCTTCTGTAAGCACTAATTTATCTTTATTTCTGCTTACCCAATCTTTACGGATTTCGTCTTTTTCTTCTGGTGTCATTGGGATTGTTCCACCCATATCCGATTTCTTACTCGACAAAATACCGATAGCACCCATGTTCTCCAAAATAACATTACGTTTATTGTAGGTGGCCATAATGTTGGATAAAGGGTATTTTAACGTATCAATCCTATTAATCGAATTAATTAAATTGATACCGTCGGGGGTGTTCATGTACACCATATCTTGAAGCTCGATTTTCTCCATTTTTTGGCTATCATACCAAAATTCAAAATTCTTAATCAATCCATCTTTGTCGATTTGATTTAGGAATTTTCCTGTACCAACGATTTTAACTTGATTAGCTGGTAATGGCATAATTAAATTACGAATATCAAAGCTACGTTTCGGGCAATAGGCAAATGAATTGTTAAATAAACCGTCGTTTACAGCTAAGGAGTAAATAACATCCGACCAGCTTTGTGTGGGATTTGGATTGTTGATTAAATCTAACATCCAATGGCTTTCAATAATGTTACCCTCTTTGTCACAAAGTACGGGTTTGCCACTACTCATCATTATAGCACGTTTATTAATTACTGCCCTTAGCTCGGGAATAGTAATGTATAAATCATATGGTTTATTTGTATCTACCCATTGTGGCTTAGTATTCCCCCAAAATTGGTTAGTTGTTCTTTGTATCATTTTCAACAAGTTATCATTTTTACCACTTGTTGCACCAAAAACCGAAGTCCAAAAATTATTATTCATATTTTTTTTTAATGTTTTGGTAAAATTACGTATTTTTACGTAAATTTGCGTATAAAACCGTATTTAATGAATAAAAATTTTACTCAATACAAGACTAAAAGCATAACCGAGATTAAGGATTTATCACTTGGTAAGCGCGAGGTTGCTATGTATTTAAGCAAATTTGGGGTGTTAGATAGTGATAATGATATTATTATAAAAGGTGCTTTTAAGCGTAGTTTATTGGATAGGGGGGTGGATAGTGTAAGCAACAGAAAAATAGCTTTTCTTAGATACCATGATTGGCAGCATCAAATTGGTAAATTTATTCGATTGGAAGAGGACGATTTAGGCTTGTTTGCAGTTGGTAAACTTTCAACATCAACAAAGGGCGAGGATGCTTTAAGAGATTATGAAGAGGGAATAATTAAAGAACATTCAATAGGTTTCCAATATATGACCGATAATATCCGAAAAGTAGGCGATAATTTCGAGATATTTGAGGTTAAATTATTTGAGGGTTCTGCGGTTACCTTTGGAGCAAATGAAGAAACGGAAGTATTAGCAATTGGAAAAAGTGAAAACAAAATCCAGTTAGTAGAAAAATACGCAAAAGAAATTGAAATAGTCACAAAATCATTGATAAATGGTAAAGGCACGGATGAACGTCTTTATAATTTGGAGATGAAATTAAAATACTTAAATTCTCGATTAGTTGACCTTGCAATGATGCCGACAGTTACAAGTCCCAAAGCTGAAAGCACCGAGCAAGTTAATGTAAAATCACAATTTAACTGGGACAAATTAAATAATTTATTGTAAAACTTAAAAATCAAAAACAATGCAAGAAAATGAATTAACACCCGAACAAGTGGTGGCAAAATTTGAAGCGAAAATTGGCGAAGCAACTAAGGGATTAGTTGGAGTAGCTGAATTAGACGCTGTAAAAGACCAATTAAAAGGAATTAAAGAATTAACTGAAAAAAACAGTGGTTCGGATGAATTAAAAGTAAAAATGGTAGAGCTTGAGAGTTCTGTTTTGGCTTTAAAAGAAGTTGCTAAAAACGCACCGCAAAAGGCAAAAACTTTAGCAGGGATTTTATCCGAAAAATCGGCTGAAATTAAGGAAGCTTTAAAATCAAACAAAAAGTTTGAAATTGCAATTAAAGCACAGCAAGACCCATCGGATATTGGTACACGTACCGATTACGCAACTTTTTTACCGAACACAGTATTTAAACCTGTAAGAGCTACAAGGATTATTGATTTATTCCGTAGAGTTCCTGTTTCAACAGAGTACGTGAAATACCGTGAAGAGGATACAGTTACTAGGGATGCAAAAGTAGTTGTGGCTTGTGCTACTTCAACAAGTAACACTAAAAAAACGTGGGTTACAAGAACGGTTCAAATCCAAAAAATCCGTGATTTCGTTGATGTATGTTTAGATATGATTGACGACTACGCGTTCGTGGCTTCAGAAGTTGAGCAATTGGTAAACCAATCTGTAAAATTGAAAGAGGATAGCGAAATCTTATTAGGAAGTGGCAACATTTTGTCTATTGATGCAATTGCTTCCGAGTTTGATCCAACTAACGTTTTAGCACCTTACACAGGAGCTTTTGCAAGTGCTACTTTAGCAGAATTAACTGCAGCAATGAAAGCGCAAATTTACACTTTTGGACAAGAAAACAGCTGGAATGCTGACACTATCGTTATGAATTACAACGATTATGTTAAATTCATGCACCAAAAGAATGCGGATGGCGATTATTTATTACCAAACTTTGTAATGAGTGGCGACGGTATCTTGAATGGTATGCGTATCGTAACCTCTCCATTAGTAACTGCTAACACTTTATACGTGTTTGATAGCACTAAAGGCGAGATTTTGGATAGACAAGGCGCAACTTTAGAAATGTCTTACGAAAACAACGATAATTTCGAACATGAAATTGTAACGTTAAAAGTTGTTGAAAGATTACAATTCCACGTAGCGCAAATAAACCAAGATGCTTTCATGAAGTGTACGGACATTGCACAAGCGTTAACTGATATTACAGCTATTTAATCAATTAAGCCATGAAGAAAGTAAAATTGATTAGAGATTTTAACGGTAAGAAAAAAGGCGACGTTATCGAGGTAACAGAGCAACAATCTTACTTTATGTTAATGAACTCTATCGCTGTTTTATCGGAATGTGGCGCAAATTGTGAGGAAGAGTGTAAGGAGTGCAAGAGCACTAAAAAGAAAAAATCAACTGCAAAAATTAACACCCCCTCTATAACTGAGGGGGTTTAATAAACTGAAAAATGAGCCTACTTAATATCACGTTTAACGACTTCGGAAAGGGTAAATTTGAGCTTCATAAGGGAATGTATGAAAGCACTAAAATACAGGCTTATATTGATAAGTACGAGCGTCAATATCTTGTAAAGTTATTGGGTGCAGAATTATTTAAAGATTTTATTGCCGATTTAGTAGCTGGTCTTCCTCAAGATGCTAGGTATTTAGCCATATTTGAAGCCTTTGAATACGATGATGTTAATTGTACGGTTTACATTTCGGAGGGTATGTTGGATATGATTAAAGGATTTATTTATTTTCAATATCTAAAGGATTTAACAAATACGGTTGCTGTAAGTGGTAATGTTCGACAAATGGGCGAAAATTCCGAGAATGTAAGCACTTTGAATAGTCTGATTTATACAAGGTATAATGAAGCTGTAAAAACTTACAAGACTATACAGAAATTTATTTGTGATAATTCAAAGGATTACTTGAAATTTAATGGAGTAAAGGTATCTTACGCAAACTGGATATAATGGAAGCAAGTGAGTATGTACGCGATTTAATTGAAGCAATGAACAATAGTGTTAATGGAAGTTATGACCCCATTACTAAGCACTTTATTACTTGCAATACTAAATGGGCGCGTGTTGGAAAACTTGTAACGGATGAGGAAGAAAACGAATATCTGATTAAGGATGTTTCTACGGATAATTACGTAGAGTTACAGGCTTTAGTTAATGGCAATGAGCCAACAGATGTTATTCACTTATCTAATCCTTTTTTTATCACAGGAACTAAGATTGCAACGAACAACGAATGGACAATGGTAAGCCCTGATTTAAGCGAAAAACTACCTTTAATTTGGTTATTGGAAGTTATAAGCGAAACAGGTTACGGCAAAGGTTCAGCAATTGAAAAGGATATGCAATTACGATTGTTTTTCCTTGATGAAACAGATCCAAGCCAATATTACACCAAAGACCACAGAGAGCAAGTTGTTAAGCCGATGCAAAAGTTAATGGATGAATTTTTAAGAGTTATTGAAGCAAACCGAAAATACAAAACAGTTGAGAATTTCACTTACAAAACTTTTTCGCGCTTTGGTGTTGAAAACGATAAAGGAGTGTTACAAAACGTATTAGATGCTAATTTGTCGGGGGTTGCATTAGAATTAAATTTATCCCGATATAAAGAAAATTGTAAATGTTAAAAAACAAATAAAATGACAGGATGTAATTGTAATGTTGGTTTATCCAACACA